CGTGTTCGCCGAGCCGGCTGTTCCGTTTTCGCCTGGGAATGGTCCAGCACTTCCGCCGCCGCCGAGTCCGCCAATGCCGCCCGAGCCCTGCATGATGATGTTGTTGTTTGCGCCGCCACCACCGCCTGCTCGGTAGGTCGATGTCCCATCAATTGAGGACGCTTGGCCGATACCGCCCGCGCCGCCTGAGTTTCCGTTGTCGCCAGAAGATCCAGCACCACCGCCGCCGCCAGCTTCGTTTGGCGCGTCATAGCCAAAGCCGCCTGATGTGCCTTGCCCTGGCGTGCCTGAACCGCCCGCCAATGGGTTGCCAGAGCTCAAATTGTATGAGCCGCCTCCGCCTGATCCGCCATCTGCGCCCGTGCCTCCCTTCACCGCGCCAGCGCCACCGCCCACGGCCGACGCAACAGACGCGATACTCGATGCGCCGCCCTGTGCGCCTGCGCCGCCTGCTCCTATTGTGATTGCGTAAGTCGCGCCTAACGTGACTACAAACGAGCCTGGTAAGTATCCGCCTGCGCCGCCACCGCCATTATTTCCGCCACCGCCGCCAGCGACGATCAAGTAATTCGCTGTAAACGGTGTTGGTGGTGGAGGTGGAGGTGGAGGCGGCACCGCCGTTAAGCTTGAAAAGCCAAATGCGCCAGAGGCCGCTGATCCGATGAGAGAGAGACGAGGCATCGTTGCTCCTAGCTCTTAAATGCGGCGAGCGAAGCAAAGACTTTGAAGGTTGCATCTGCCGTCTTTACGATGACATACGAATAGCAATCTGTGGCATTTGCCGTTCCCGTGGTCGGGGTGCCGCCCATCCATAACGGTGTGACCGCAATGCCATCGACCTGAACGGCGGTGTTCCTGTAGGCAGTTGCGCCTTGCGGCACCAGCATAGAGGCGCTGATAGACTGACCGACAAGCATCGCGCTGTTAAGTGCGACGGCTTCACTGGCTCGAAAGTTGATCGTCCAATTTCCGCTTGCTTGCGCCGTTCGCAGCTCAACAGATTTTGGAAGAAGGTCGAAATTGATTGTCGATATGGCCGCAGATGCCGAGATCGAGACAGTTTCCAGGATTCCTGTGACTTGTGGGCGGGCGAGTTTGGCCTGCATTTCTTCAAAAGCGCCTGCCGTCATGCGAAGCTCTAAGCGATCGCCGGCGAGAAAAGCTGTTGCGGCCGTACCTTCTTGTCCACGAATGACCGTCAATGTGTCGGTTGATCGAGCCGTTACCCGAATGATCTCAACCGTGCCATCCTCTTTGATAAGGGTTGCTGGGAAATATTCGTTGGCACCAAGAGTAGGGAATCTCGATCCCTGTGTAGATGCAAGCGTGATGGTCGTTTCTAACGACGTGATGTTGGCTGCGAGCAAGCCAATCGCATTGTTTTTGAGCTTGAATGATGATGATGACATTTCAGCAATCCTTTACGCGCAAATTGAATTCGACCTCTTTGACGCGTCCGCCGGAAGTCGCCACCGTCACCAATACTGTGTATGTCTCATTGAGATCGCCGCCCGTGAGCCAGATCTTCACCACCTGGTCAATGATTGCGACCGATTCAATAATGAGCTCGCCGGTCGGCGTGACTGCTGCATCAGCGGACGTAATTACGTCGCCCTCAGTGAGCCACTTCTCAAAGTTGACGTCATAATCGAGTTCGTCCACCGGCCGTTTTTGCAAAGTGCCTAGCATTTCATACGCTCCTGTCGCCTTGAGCGACGGTCAACAATCGGTGTTCCTTGCCTTCGCTAAGAATGCGATTGCGTGAGGCGTCAATAAACGTGGTTGGCCGGACGTGCGGGTGCGGTATTCCAGCCATACCCGCGGCAATCATGTGCGCCTGAGCGCGACCAAGAGTGGCGATGCTTACGCGGGACCTGTCTCGCGACTTCAGCGCCAGATCCGCCTGCGCTTCCGGGTAAAGAATGATGTAATGCGTTCCACTTCCATCGAGCGCCATGTCCGCCTGAGCGCCTAAGTGAAGTTCTCGGTGCCCCTCACCTAGCACGGACAGAATTATCGAAGCGGTCTCGCCCACTGCGAAGAAAGCGCCATATCCATACCCGGCGGCATCCAGCACCATATCGGATGCTTCGGCCGTCAAGTGGATCTCAGCGTACCCACGACCCGCCGACGATAGCGCCATCGCGACGTCGCCCAGGCCGATCTTCCGCTTGAGGCCGGTGCCATTGGCCGTAAGCGCCTGGTTAGATTGCCCAGATCCGGTGGCGGCCAGCACGCCGTCTCCATCTGTAGACAAAACCATGTTTGCTTGACCGATCGTTTTTAGATCGAGTCGCGCCGCGCCATCCGTTGACAGGATCAGGTTCGCCGCGTCGCCATAGTTCAACACCCATTTCACGCCGTTGCCCGAGACGGACAGGGCTGCATCTACCTGGCCAAAGCCAAGCAAAGTGTCCCATCCATTGATCGGTGTAACGTTTAAAGGGTATCGCATGGTGATTAGGCCATTGTTACGGTCAATGCGTTGATGTCGAACACAAACACGTCGCCAGATTGCAGCGTGCGAGCTGTCGTCAAAGGCGCGTAGCAAAGCATATTGCCGCCAGTCGCCGCATCGTAGACGGCGAAGTGCGTGACAGTGACAGGCGATGCGCCATCAAAGCCCGGATAGGTCAATTGCTTGGCATTGGTCGTCACGCCGTCTGTCGGTGCTGCCCATCCCGAGCCAATTGCGCCGCCAACTTCCGCTTCTTTGCGAACGTAAGCAGGGAAAGCGCCGGTTGTGACCTCGCTGCCGCCAGTCTCTCCGGGGTTTCCCGTGTGCAGGGAAACGTAGGTCTTGGTTGGCAAGGGGAACGTCACGCCACGCAAAAGCGCGTTGATGACATTGGTTTCTGTGTAATTCGATGCTGCGGACATGATAGCTCCTTAGAACATATGTGCTTTGGTGCGCAGGGGTGCGCGTTGTTGACCGATACTTCCTTTGACTGACAAACCATCGAGCCGCTTTTGAAACAATTGACCGTATGCGCCAGCCATCTCGATGTTGGTGAATGACTGGTTCGGGATCAGGAGGATGCGATGCAATGCGCCCATGGCGATCGTCTCGCGGTACTGCTGTTCAATAAAGTCTGGAAGCTCGGTTGCGTCCTGCGATGGCTTGAGCCAGAGGTACAAAGACGCCGTGCCGGCCATCTTTGGGACGATCGTGAGGGTGTCGGGCGCGATCTGCGAGACGTAATGCGGCGTGCCCGTCAGGAGATTCGCTCGCCAGCCGTTCTGATTCTGGTCGAGCCATTGCGTTGACTTTGGCTCAAGCGGCTGGCCGTTGAATAGAACACGCTCGATCTCATGCACCACAGCGCCGAACGGGACACAGATCGCGTCGCAATCGTCCACTTCCACCGGGAAGCTGTCCTCATACCGCCACAAGCGGGTGCGCTCGCAAAACTCGATCGCCGCCTGCCGGATACCGAAATAGGCGGTCGGCGTCGCGCAGCCTGGTGCGAACGGGAGAATTCCTGGCAGGAAGGCGTCGATGTCTTTCATACGCTGTTCTGAGCCTGATTAGGTGAAGTCATGTTCTCGGCATTGGCCTTGTTGCCAAGAGCCGCCTCAAACGCTTGATAGAAAGCCACGGCTGCTGCTGGGTTGGCGTATTCCGAATCTTTTGAATTGCATCGGTACGCGACGTAATTAGCGACCGTTTCGAGATACTCGGGCGCGATGTCGAGGCTACCGGCCTCAGTCGTCACGTCGGCAGGGAGTACGGCGTGAACCAACTCAACCTTGGTGCCGGCGATCGCGGGCGGGTAGCAATAGAACGTCTTGGGGATCCGGTCGTCGAACGTGTAATTGCGGATCTCGCCTTTGGCCTTGCTCGTGTGCCAATCTGGATCTGTGTCGTCGAGAAGCTGTCGATCGCTGCGCCGAACCGCTCGCCCTGGCGTCACACCGTCCGCCTTGATGTTGCGTGTCACGTCCAGGAACGTCGCGCCGCCCTCGGGGATAGTCTGCTTAGTGCCGGCGACAAGTGAAGCGACAACGGTTTGGGCAAACGCTCCAGGCTTGCGCGTGAGGATTGCGCCCATGGCCTCGTTCGACCACAGGAGTAATTCTGCTACAGGGAAGCGAATGTGGTTGCTGTCGAGTAACAGATAGCCAATTCGGTCAATCACATTGCTTACCGGGAGCATGGCTTACTCCAAGGATTCGCGCAGTTTATCCAGACCCATCTTGTAATGGGGTTTCTTTCCGAACTTTGCTTCGTATGCGGCTGTGAGCGTCGCACGCTCGTCTTTCGAATCAACCACGCCATCACCATTGACGTCACCCTCGATCGGCTCGGGCTCTTTGGCCTTGACAGGCTCCGGCGTCTTGATGGGGCTTGGGGTTGCGCGGTAAATCTTGAACCCCTCCTTGATCGCTAAAAAGCGCTGTGCGTGATCGTCGTTTTCGACGGTC